CTTATAAACGATCCGCCGCCTGCCATATTCTTCTCCTATTGGTGCGGGTGGGTATTGAGATCAAAAAGTCTCAAAGTTTCCCACCCACATAATTATTAACTTACTGCTGCACTAAATGGTGTAGCTAAGTTTCCTGTTCCTCCTGTAAATACTTCAACTGCATATTTACCTGAAGCTAAAACAGTACACTCAACTCTAGCATGTGTTACGCCGCCAGTTGTACTTCCATTTAAAGTTATAGTGTCAGAAGTAGATGCTGTCACGAATCCTTCCATGTTGTCACTTGTGTCAGTGTCAACGATAGTTGCCATTCCTGTCATAACATCTGTTGCGTTTGCAACTTGAACAATTAAACTACCTGTTTTCGTGATAGAATTTACGATTGTAAATTTAGCACCAACATTGTTTAAGTTAGTTAAGTCTGCATCTGGTCCTGCAACTCCTGAATCAGCTGTAGCATTAGTTGCTGGTAACGTGTAAGTCACCGCTCCTGCTGCATCATTGTGTACGATTTTTCCAGCGTGGGAATCTACTGTAAGAGCCACACTAGCATCTGCGTCTACAACGTTAGCTGGTCCTGTTTGGATGAATCCTTTTTTGGATATCACCGGACCTGCAAATGTAGTTTTTGCCATATTATTATCCTCCTAGTTTCCGAACATAGTCTCTAGGCCGTCGACTATACGCGTCTATGTTCTAATTAATTGTATAGTGATTATTTTATATAGCAGATTTAAATAAAGTGCAAGAGAGCCCGTGCTTTGGTTTGATTTTTATCCAAGATGTAGCTTTTTGACTAAGTAGCTACAGAAACTTCGGGTGCTGCATCCTCTATCTTATTAGTTAGACTAGCTATCTTAGCTTCTTCTAACTTGATCTGATTAACAACTTCTCTAATTTTGTTGTCAAGTCTGACCATATCCAAAGTGTATCTTTGGTTATCACGCTGGTGCACTGCCCATTCTGTTTCGAGACCCCTCTTCGTTTTGTAAAGGTCCCTGATTTGCGTTTGCATCTATAACCTCCTCATAGGTTACCCATATTTTGGACTTATTAATAAATCCATCTTTCTCCCATTTTATATCATTTTTTCCTAGTTTGTCAACTATTGCATTTTCAAGGGCTTTACTATCGTCTTCTGACTTTACGTTAAAGTCAGCATAGTAGCCATATGCTCTGATTTGTATACGGAAGTTTTTCATGGTTGCCATTTCTTTCTATCATAAAAAAAGGGGGCCCGAAAGCCCCCTTTTTAATTAGTTAATCAGATGATTACGCACCTGGTGAACCGAACATACCTCTAGGGTCTGAGAATCCAAATGAATATCTCTCTCTAGCTTTGTATCTTACGTTACCAGTATCGAAGTCACCTTCCATAGCTGTTTTGATCGGTGATCTAACGAACATTTTCATTCCGTTAGGCACGTCTGTCTTGATGAAGAACGCATCAGTGTCAGTTAAGTAGTTGTTCACTACATAACCTTGTGGGATCATTCCCATAGACGCTATTGCGTTTACATCGTTGTCAGCCGTTCCAGTTCTGCCTGCAGACTTCATCAGTCTTTCAGCTGTAAACTGAAGCTCAGAAGGAATAATCATTTTTACTCCTCTTGCTGCAACTTTTAGACCTCTCTCATCTGTGAATGCGTTAATGTCGATCAGAGACTGCTCTAACGATGTTTCGTTAAGATCAGCTGATGTTGATAACTCATTCGAGAAAGTTCCAGCTATCGTTGGGTGGTCAGTAGCTAAAAGCTCCTTACCATCACCACCAGCAAAATTACTGTTGAATGCATTGTTTAATACATTCGCAGCTTTAATCTGCTTAGTGTTCGCCATCGATCTCGCTAAAGCTTTTGTGTATCTAGAAGCTAGTCTATCGTAGAGATTATCTTCGATAGCTTCTTCTGTGATAGCAAATGCTAAAGCAATTGTTTCATGCGTGTATCTAGCTGTGAAAGTTTCTTGTGCGTTGTCAAAAGTTACGCCAGATCCTTCTGGTTTTACTTGAGCTTGCGCGAAACCAGATAACATTACTTCTTCTTCAAAAGCTCTGTCACTGTTTTCTGTGTCGAAAATTTCAGCATGCTGATTCTCGTATCTTTTATATTCCAGGCCGAATAGTGCATTCAATCCTGGCTCTAGTTCTTTAACTAGTTGTCCTCTTGATATTGCCATAATATTATACTCCTATCCTATTATATACCTGTTGTGCCTTTTAAGAAGTGCTCATTTATCATAACCACCAAGTTAACGTTAGCAGTACCTGCTTCGTTATTATTGATGTCTTTTGATATGCCGAGTACTCTTAATTGCGCCGTACCAGTTTTAAGATCTGAATGATCTAGTTCTACTTTCGAAATGAAATTCGGAGTAGCTCCTGATGCGTACACAATATCAGCGTTAAGGCCGACGTCTGCTGCCGCAGTTGCGTCGTCCGATTGTATTTCAAACCTTTCATAAGGGTCATCACTTACAAAGCCTTTAATATCCGTAGCGGTATTAGAGCCTTTTAGGTGATTAGCAAATGTCGGTTTGCTTGTTGATGCGTCAGTAAAGAAAACACCGTTAAGTGATCCTAGTAATGTATCTGTTGCTGCCGCTACAGTTATTGTTCCAGTTGCTGCCATTTCGACAGGGTCGTTCTGGAAAATCGCTGTTGCAGAAGCTGCGATATCATACTCAGATAAACCTTGGTTGTCTCTATTCTGACCAACTTTGCCAATGGGTCTTAATCCAAAAGCTGAGTCTTTATTTGCCATAATATTGTCCTCCTAAGACATGGTTTATTGTTTATGATCGCGCTTGTCTTGGTATCGCAAAGAAATTATTTCTTCGTACCACCAAAAGTTACACGACTTTGTCTCTCAGCATTAATCGGCATGCTAGAGTGCTCTTCCTTCATAAGGTCGTTGTTAACTGCATCGTCTCGATCCTTAGTTTGCTTAGCAAAATAAGCTTCTCGAGATTTGGCAACCTCTTCCGGTATCCTAGCAAGCACTAGGCCACCAACTCCAATCACTCCTGCGTATTTACCGTCTTTCAGCTGTGGATACTGTGAGTCTGGATATTCATCGGCTCTAACCAATTCCCATCCGGATCTCATTTTACCTGACATGTTTTTAGTATCGTCAAATCCTAAAACTTCAGTTCGTATCCATCTGTGCCTGAATCCGTCTGGCGCAGGTGGTGCATCTAAAGATGATGGTGGAGTCCAAGTCGTAGGTCTTTTATCTTTAGCTCTAGACTGGCTCGCACGCGGGGTTTTCATTTTATCGTTTTCCATATGCTATACCTCCTTCGTGATTTTTATTTGTTTCGCATATTCTTCTAATGGCACTCCTAATTTTTTAGCGATAGCAACCTGAGAAGGGGTGAGTCTCACGGTTTTGCGACCTGATTTGTTTACACTTCGCTTCGCTGAAGCTACTATTTGTGTAGGCTTGGTCGTATTTTCTTGAACCTTACCATCAGTTGTATCAAATTTATTTGGAAATTCAAGTCTTATTCTCTTATCTATTTCCGAATAATATTCGTCGCTAGCAGGGTCGTACCCCTCTTCATCCACTAGTTTTTTGTGTAGATCAAAGGCAGTATACGTCATAGCTGTATCAGTACCAAACCACTTGTTTTTAGCTCCCCATTCTTCCGCTCTTGGATCGGGTGTAGCTTGTCTTGGTTGAGGCGCTTTCGGTATTTCATCCGTTTTAACCTCTGATTTAGTCTCTTCGTATGCTGCTTTTAGTTCGTTTAGTCTTGCTTCTTCGTATCCAAGTCTAGCAATCTCTTTATTAGCTTCAACTTCAGCTGCAAGATCTCCTGCTTCTTTGGCTGCTGCTAATTTAGCTGCTGATGCTTGTAGACCAGATTTGATTCTCTCTTCTCTGTCTTTAACACCAACTTGTTCAACTTGAGAATATTTCTTTTGAAGTTTTTCTTTTTGTTCTTTTTGGTTTTTAGCAAAAGCTAAAGCTTCATCCGCTTGTCTTTGTGCTTCTCTCCATTTCTTCGTAAGTTTAGATATTCTTCTCTGAACGTCTTTTGAATACGTTTCTAATTCTGGCTTTTCTTCTTTCTTTTCTTCAGGCTTCTCTTCCTGTTTAGCTTCTGGCTGCGCGTCGCTGCCTTCTGCTTTCTCTTCTCTAGTCTCCTCCACTTGTGGCGCGGGGCTAGAGTCTTCCTTAGTTTCTACTTCAACTTCTGATTTCTGTTCTTCAAGCTCAACGTCAGCTCCAGGACCAGAGGTATCTATATCAACCATAGGTACGTCTTTTTTATTTTCTTCTTCTTGCATAGTCTCCTCCTATGTTAAATGTAATGCAACACAGATTCTGGATCTCCTATTGTACCCAAAACCTCGTCGTCGTTAAGAAGACGGACTTCTCCACCTTCTATTGGTAATCGTGATCCTGCATATCTTGCAAAAATCACCCAATCTCCTTCTTTACACCAAGGGCCAGTTGGAAATTTTTCTTTATCTCCGTATGCCATTGGTCCCATCTTTACAACATAACCACAATTCGTAGCAATTCGTGCTTTGTCTAAAGATTCTTGTGCAATGATAATACCACCTTTAGTTTTTTCTTTTGGTGTAAAAGGTAAAACTAAAAGCCTCCAACCAGATGGTTGTGGTAATTCACTTTTAATATCTGATACATTAGTCTCATCAACTCTTTTTACTTCTTCTACCGACTCGACTTTTTGTTCTTTATACTTTTCTTCCAAAGCGTTTTTATGCTTTGGGACCTCGTTTTTCGAGGTCAATAATTGTTCCTTCGTCATTTTTTTGCTCCTTCTTTTCTAGCAGGTTAGAGATTTCCTGAATAATATACTGGTAGGCATGTGCCTGTCCTAGCATATACTTGTATTTTTCCATGTTGTCAACGTTTCCTGATAACATACTTTCTCCAACATTCTGATACAGGTCTCTTAGTTGACGTTGGATTTTTACGATCAATTCTAAATCATTCATTTTCAAAATCCTCCAAAGCTTGTTTCTTATCTTTTGCTTCAGCTATTTTACCTAGTAGCTTATCTATTTCTTCTAGGTGTTGTGGATGTTCACCAATGGCAACAGGATTATCTAGATAGATATTCACAGTAGCATCAGCTGTAGCTATGTCTGCTTCATATTTAGTATGAAGTGCAGATATTATTCCTTTTCTACTCACGCTTTCCTCTCTTTCCTAATTGATTCTTTTCCTTTTTTAAATATGGAAGCCACTTTTGACTTGCCCATAACCTTAGCTCTTTGCTCTCCTACTGTGAGGATTTGTATTTTTCTAGCAAATGGTTTATTAACTTTCTTAACCTTCGCCACGGTTTTGCGAGCATCCGTCGGCGTAGCAAATTTAATTGATACCGTATCCCTTGGATTTTCATCTGTATACAATCTCCTTCCTGAGCGTTTAGGCTTTTTTGCTGTGCCTTTTGTTG